ATTTGTGGCCACAAACGACGTTACATATAGACACACATATTTTATAGCTTTATTAAAAAATTCTAAACAATTTGATTTAACACAAAGATTAACTTCTATGCAACGCAGAGAAGTATCTGCTGTTGAATGGAAGACTTTAAAAGATTGTAAAAATATTACTCGTCCTCATTATGAAGAACGTAAAAAACTGATTGAAAGGTTAGAAAAAGAAGTAAAATTTTATAAACCAAAACTATAATGGATTGGGTAAGTTTTGCCAAAGCTAGTGTAGTAGTAGGCGGTATAATGTCATCTGCAGGAGCAGGTATAACATATTTTTCATCAGGATTTTTATGTAATAAATGGGGTAACTTAGAATGGCCTTTTATTTCAGGAATGATTTTAGCCACGGTGTCTGTTAGTGTATATGCATTCAATAGATACTTTGAATTTATAAGAACACCTGTAATATCATTTTTTGATAGTTATCTTCCTGATATAAAAAATGTATTTGGTTTATGGTGGATTTTGTTTTTCTTAGGTATTATGCCTGCAATTGTATATCTTGTAATGTTTGCTGAGAAAAAAGTATGTAATCCTGACTTAAATGAAATGACTGAATTCAAAACAAAAATGATTGCCGAGTTACACGCAAAAGAATTAGAAAAAGAAAAGAACGAATCTAAGAAACCTTAATTAATTTTTCCTTCGAATTACAAATAAAATATTCTTTGTGAAATAAAACATCTTCATCTAATAATTCAAAATCTCTTGCTCGAATATATTTTTCAGGTAAATAATAACCATCAAACCCTAATTTACAAAACTCTTTACCTAACGTTTTATGACCATATTCACCTTCAATTGTATCTAATAATTGATCACAAATAATAGGAGTGGTCTTTGCTTTTTTATCGTATAAGCAAAGTTCTCTTTTTTTATTGTCATATATACTTAATTCTGTTAACCCATAACCTGACCATTGTTGAAACATTTCATGAACTTTTCCTTTAAGAGTTTTATCTAGATATTTAAAAGTATTTATATCACCAAAATTTAAAAGTTTAAGATTTTGTGTAGATTTAAATTTAACAACTTTTCTTGAACCTGGTGTATTTTCAATATATAATTTGGCAATTTCATACGAAGAAAAAAAATTTCCATAAATTCCATATTCATTATTACTTGAAGGAGTTCTATAAAGAACTTTTCCTTGTCGTAATGAAATATAACTCATTATAATTAATCTGTTTTTTTTATTATATCTACAACTTTTACCACGTAATTATCGTGTATTCTTATTGTTCTCTAAATTAGAAATTATAACCGAGAGTATAAGAAACACCAAGATAAGAAACAACAGCAAAAGCAAACATCCACCACCAAATAGGAAATATAGTAGATTCTTTATTAGCAACACCGAAAGGTCGAACTCGACCTTTTTCTCCAAATGCGACAGAAGGTTTTATATATAGAAATCCTGCTACTAAAAAGAGGTAAAATGCTATCATCCATAATTTAGGGTTTTTGCGCAATACTTCTTCCATTATCAATTCCTCGCCAAAAATAATGGAGCAACCAGAACCAAAATTATATGTTCTTCCAAATCGTAAAGCTTTCTCAGATTCTATTACCAGAATCTTTATCAAATCCAATTATAGAGAAACTGATAAAGACCCCTTGGACGTCAAAGAAGATCTATGTAGAAAAAGAGGTGGTCCTTCAAACACAAAAGAATTGTTTTCTTACCAAAAACTTGTAAGAGATTATTTATTAATTGAAACTCCTTACCGTGGTTTATTATTATATCATGGGTTAGGTTCAGGTAAAACTTGTTCTTCTATTGCAGTAGCAGAATCGTTAATGACTACTAAAAAAGTATTTGTAATGTTACCTGCCTCATTACAAGAAAATTATAGAGGAGAAATTCGTAAATGTGGAGATCCTATTTATGCATTTGAACAGCATTGGGAAGTAAGACCTTTAAGAAATGAAGGTGATAGAGAACATGCGAAAACATTAGGAATTACACAAGGATTTTTAGATTCTCATGGAAAATATTATGTAACTATACCTGATCGTGCACCTAATTTTAAATCTTTATCTGGCGAACTTCAAAAAGGTATTCGACAACAAATTGATGATATATTAGATTCAAGATTTACATTTATAAATTATAATGGTTTATCATCAACAAATGTAGATAAAATATTACCTCCTGACCAACCACATATGTTTGATGATTCAGTTGTAATTATTGATGAGGCACATAATTTAATTGGAAGCGTTGTATCACAACGTCTCATAAAAATGAAATTATATGAAATGATTTATAAAGCAAAAAATACGAAGATAGTATGTTTATCAGGAACACCTGTTATTAATAGACCAAATGAAATTGCTTTTTTAATGAATCTTCTAAGAGGACCTATAACAAGAATAAGTATACCTACAAAATCAGCAATGACATGGGATGAATCATTAATGACTGCATATTTTAGATCTTTAAAAGATGTTGATACAATAGAATATAATTCAGTAAAAAGAACATTTTTATTGACAAGAAATCCTCCTCATTTTGAAAGTACTTATAATGATAAAGGTGAAAGATTAGCTGTAAAATTTAATAAAGAATTTGTTCAAGAACCTGATTTAAAAGTTTGGGTTTCTACTTGGAAAACTAAATTTGAAGAAAAGTTTCCAGGAGTGGAATTAGCTGAACCTGAAAAAATGGTAGTTGAAGATTTGGAATGTTTACCTACAGAATTTGAAGATTTTATGAATACATTTATTGATGGTTTATCTGTTAAAAATCCTTTGATGTTTGGAAGAAGAATTCAAGGATTAGTATCATATTTTAAAGGAGCAGATGATAGATTATTACCTAAACGATTAGATGAAGAATCTACTCTTGTAAAAGTTCCTATGACTGATGAACAATTTTTAAGATATTTGGAATCAAGATGGGAAGAAATACAAAGAGAAGCAAAACAAAAAAGAATGAAATCAGATTTAGATTCAGATTTTGGTTCTTTTAGAATGACTTCTCGTATGGTATGTAATTATGCTATTCCACCTGAACTTAAATTTAAATTAGATCCTGAAGAATCAGAAGAAACTTTAGATTCTAAACCTGAAAAAGAAGACAAATCTAAAATCTTGGAAATTATGAGAGGTTCTCCTGAAAAATATCTTGTAGAAGAAGTCTTAGATAAATTTTCACCTAAAATGGCACGTATGCTGAAAGATATTAAAACAAATGTTACAGGATATAGAAATCAATTTATTTATTCACAATATAAAACATTGGAAGGATTAGGTATATTTGGTGCTGTCTTAGAAGCTAATGGTTTTCAACAATATAGATTAATTAAAAAAGGAGGTGAATGGACAGAAGATCCATCAATGGAAGAAGGTAAACCTTCATTTGCTATGTATATTGGTGGAAATGAAGAAGAACGTGAATTATACAGACAAATATTTAATCAAGATTATTCTGATACTTTTCCTGAATCTTTAAAAGCAGAAGTTAATTCTAAACCTCATAAATTATGTATTTTTATGGCTTCCTCTGCTGGTGCTGAAGGTATTACTCTTGCTGATGTTCGTAATGTTTATATTATGGAAGCATATTGGAATCCTGCTCGTATAGATCAAGTTATTGGAAGAGCAATTCGTATTTGTTCTCACGCTAAATTAGAAATACCTGAACGTACAGTTAAAGTTCAATTATATCTTTCAACGTTCACAGAAAAACAATTAACTTCAACAGAAGGACCAAATATAGTATCTATTCGTAGAAATGATATGTCTCTTAAACGTTATGAAGGTGGTGAACCTGTTCAAGCATTTATGTCTTCTGATGAATATTTGTATGAAGTCTCATATCGTAAATCTAGAATTATTAAAAACATTTCTCTTATCTTAAAACAATCAGCAATAGATTGTGAAATACATAGAAAACTACATTCTAAGGAACAACCTGTAATACAATGTATGCGCTTTGATACAACCTCCAAATCTGAAGACTTGGCGTTTAAACCATTTTTCAAAGCAGATGAGAAAGATACTTTATATTTAAGAAATATACAGCGTAAATCACGTAGATTACAAAAAATAAGAATTAAAGGAATAATGTTTATTCTTGATCCTGATACATTAGAAGTATTTGATTTTATGGCATTTGAAGATACTCGTAGATTATTAAGAATTGGAATACAAACATCAAAAGAAGAACTTAAATTTTTTACCTCTGTAGTATCATAAATGTCTAATATGCAAGCAGGAACAAGAGGTTTGTCTTCAGGCGACCTTACAAGATTAAAAAGATTAAGAGGTAATGGAAATGATTTTTATAAATTAAATGTTTTAGTAACAAATAGAGATATACATCCTCCACCAGTTCCTCAAACTATTTATCCTCCAAATTTTCATTTACCTAGACATATGGGTTCATCAAGAATTCGTAGAACAGCTTCAGGATGGACAGGGTATAAAGCGTTTTTAACAGCAGATCAAGTAACACAGCAACAATTAGAAAATGGTAAAAAATTAATTGCTACTAAACTATGTAATTGTAAACATACAGATACTGGTTATATTAATCCTAAGAAACAAGGTCTATGTATTAAATGTATTCATGATCCTAAATGGCAAGTTACAAAATAACACTTTCATTATCTTAACTATTAAATAACAAGATGCCTGGTGGATTAATGCAATTAGTTGGTAAAGGAGCACAAGATCATCTTGTGGTAGGAAATCCATCCTTTACTCACTTTCGTAACATGTATAAACGCCATACAGATTTTGCTATGGAACATTTTAGATTAGTATGGAAAACAACAAATTTATCTATACCTGCAAATGGTAATTTAACTTTAAGAACAAGAGTTGAAAGATTTGCACAATTATTAAATGATTGTTATTTAAGTGTAGATTTACCTCCAATATTTTCAGGTCTTTATCCTGCAACAACAAACCCATATGAATTCAAATGGATACCAAATATTGGATATAATATGCTTAATTATGTTTCAGTATTAATTAACGGACAAGAAGTAGTAAGACATACAGGTGAATGGATGAAATTGTATGCAGCTTTAACTTTTAATGGAACTAAAATAGAAGTTTTAAATAATTTGATTGGAAACTTACCTGAATTATACGATCCTGCTAATTCATTCGGAAGAAATAATTCATATCCACATTCCATTTCAACCTCTCAAGGATTAGCAGAGCCTTCTATACAAGGAAGAACTTTAACTATTCCATTACATTTTTGGTTTTGTGAAAATGTTGGCGCAGCGTTACCATTAATAGCTCTTCAACATTCAGAAGTTGAAATAGTAGTTGAATTTACAAATATGTATAATATGTTTACAGTTTTAAATCAACAAGGTAATCGTATAGCACCTACACCTGATTTATATCCAATGAATTTATTTTTAAGTCCTCCATTAATAAACAATACTCCATCAAATCCTTCATTGGCATTATGGTCAACGAATTCATTTATTGAAGCAAACTATATTTTCTTAACAGATACTGAAATGGCCCATATAGCAAAGACAGATCATTCATTCTTAATTACACAAGTAAATATGGTTTTAAGACATGGTCAATATGGGCCATCGAATGATATGGAGTTACATTTACGAAATTTATGTACAAGAATAGTTTGGGTAGCACAACGATCGGATAGAGAAGCTTTGAACGATGTAGATAATTATACAAATTGGGAAAATCCTAAAATAAAACCTATATCAGGAACAGGTGTTCCATATTCTTCAGGACTAGTATTAGCTGCAAATGTATCACAGCGTGATATTCTTTTAGAATCAAATATAGTTATTGATGGAAAAGATAGATTTGGTGCTAAACAAACAGAATTCTTTTCAAATATTCAAAATTATCGTCATCATCAAGGAACAACAATTGCAAAATTTCCTGGTCTTTATTCATATTCATTTTCACTAGACCATGGAACAAATCAACCTTCAGGTCATATTAATGGTTCAATGTTTAATAAAACTATTTTGAGAAATACATATGTTCAACCTCCTTTAGCATTAATAGGAAACAATATTGTTTTACCTCCAACCTCAGTATGTATTTTAAGGTCAACAGCAAATAATCCTAGACCTACAATTGTAAATCCAAATGCTATTGGTCCAAATGGAAAACCTTTATATTCTCCAAATGATGTAGTAAGAATTATTTCAAAGACCGATGCAAATACATTAGCTTATACATATACTGTTCGCGCATATACGGAATCATATAATTATTTACGAGTTATTGGAGGCGTCGCAAATGTCGTGTTTTCTTCATAATAAGAGATGAGTACAGGAATTAATATAAAATCAGCATCCTATGGAGTAGGGTCAACTAATGTAGATGTTACTGCAGAAGTAACGTCTAAAATATTAGATGGAGCACTTAATTTACCTGTTACACCTGCAGCATTAGGTATAGACGATCCTGCTCCAGGTCAATTAAAGACTTTAACAATAAAATATTCAATTAACAATGGTAGTGTAAATACAATAACAGAAAAGGACGGAGGAACAGCAGTAATTTCAGCACCAGCAGAAAGAGTAGCGTCAGGATTACAAATTACAAAAGCAGAATATGGTTATCCTGGAAATTATCAAGATGTAACAGACGCAGTTCAAAATTATTTAAAAGAAGATGGGTCGATAAATTTAAAAGTTGGTTTTAAAGAAGTTGGATTGCCTGACCCAAATCCTTCTAAAAAGAAAAATTTAACAGTTGAATATACTTTAAATGGTTCCAAAAATCAAAAATCATTTGACGATGGTGAAAATTGGAAAATGAGTGCTCCACCAAATGTAAAAAATAAGAAAACCAAAGCGACTGATTTTATTCAATCAATTATGATGTCAATTTTTAGTGCTCCTTTTAAATTTTTAGGTTGGTATTTATTATTTTGGTCAATGTATACTATAGTTGAATATGGTGTATCATTTAACGCTTTTTTTAATATAAATATTCCTGTTGGATTATGGTATTGTTTAGGATTAATTCCATTCAGTTCAGTATACTTAATTCCAATAATAAACTTCTTTATAATTTTGTATTACGGAGGTAGTATATATGCTACTACTTAAACTTAAGACACAGTTATAACATAAATGAAACAATATTGGAATCAATTATTTGATATGGCATATTTGCGTAAAAATATAGTTGAAGAACTACATATTCCTTCTTGTAGTTCTTATACAGATGAAGATACAATGGATTATACATGGAAAGAATATTCAAATAATTATAAGTCGACAAAAATAGTTCCTGAACTAAAAAAATTGGTAACCCCCTATTCTATTTTCTTTTGTTTAGGCTGTAATTCTTTTTTTAGAGAAGTTTTCCCCAACTGCGTTATTGAATTCACGGAAGAACAAGTTTCTTGAACTTTCCAACTCCTGCAAACCCAACTGCCACATCGCGTCCATCCTGTTCTTCCCAAATGGTGCCGCTACGTCTGCCAACAAAGTAATCCTTTCCGTTAAACTCAACTTCCAATTGTTCCTCATCCTCAGTGGATTCAGGTTCAGGCATGAACTTCTTACACTTTCCACACGTGCAAGGTTCAGGTCCGCCTCCACCACCAATACTCCCAAGTTTGGCTGCATCACGGTGTTGCTGAAGCTGGACGGCGCGAAGGCATTCCTCTTCTTTCTTAGGTGGAGGAAAAGGATTTGAGCTCAGCGTCTTCTCCACCTTTGCAAAGCTGCGCATGTGGTCAGCCATTCCTTTCTCTTTGAACTCTTCTTCGGAGAGGTCCTCGATGAAGACGTTCGCAAACTTCTTCTTAATAGCCTCGTTGAATTCGACACCTTCTTCCTCAAGAATCTTGGAAAGTTGGCCAGCGATAACAGGAGACATCTTCTTGATCCTCTTCTCACGTTTGGCAGGAGGTTCTTCCTTCTTTTTTGGCGGATCCACCTTCTTTGCGGCAGCTGCTTCAGGAGGGGGCGCAGAAGTCTTCAGGAGTTTTTCCAGTTTCTTCTTCTCCTTCTCGATTTTTAAGACGTGTGCCTCTCTATCTTTGAAGTCGCCCTTTTGAAGCTTGGTTTCCCAAAGTTCGATATTGTGACGAATCTTCTTCACAGCCTCGTCCTCAACATCCACCTTCTCCTCTTTGGCAGCCTTTGCAGGTTTGACCAGCATAGCAAGAAGTTCAGCAGCTTGCTCCTCAACAAGCTCCATTGCCTCGTCAACGTCAAACCCAAACTCCTCGCCGATTGCCTCGATGATTGCGTATAGCTTCTTGTCTGCCATTTCAATCTTTTGTCGCCTTACAAGTAAAAAGTTTGAAAAGAAATAATCCGTTTTTAATCAAAGTATAACATTACATCAGAATACCATTTATGAGGGTCATACATTTCATATGAAATTAGTTTTTTAGTATACGCTTCCATTTCTTCTTGTGTTTTTTTAGTCAAAATTTTAAGTCCATGAACAACAAGTTCAATTTCATCTAAAATATACGTCATAATCTTTTTAGATGATGCGTCATATGGATATGCAGTTGTTTCATATAAACGAGAAAGTCCAATTAGACTTCTACGATAATTACCATGATGTTTCATAATAGTATCTTTGTAATACTTCTTAAATACAACATAAATAATATTATTAAGAGTAGTATTTTTACTAGATTGAATTATACGAAGCATATCATGATGTGTATAAGTCCATAAATTAAATATCTCTCCATCTGAAAGAACAACTTTAGGATAATCTGTAAGTTTAGTCGAACAAGAACACTCTTCTCCATAAGTAATATCCCAAATAACATTCCTACGAATAAACATTAAGTTTTGGCGATGCGCATTAATAAATTTCGTAAATGAAGGAAGAAGTTCTCGTCCTGAAAATTCTTGAATAAATATTTTATTTGTTGTATGAAAAGTTCTAACTGATAATTGAGAACATAAATGATACCTATCTTCTTCTTTAATATCCATTGGAATAATAATAAATTCAATCTGCCTATTCCTCCAAACTTCATAAGGAGTTTTGTTGTCAGTTAATACTCGTGTAAGACCAATAGAAGTAAGATATTCATTTCCCATTACGTTTTCACGAATAAATCCACTATCAATATTAATTACACGTATAGATTTTCCTTCGCCTGCTTTTCGAACAAACAAAGGAAACATCTGATTCCTATCATCGTTATAATTAACAAGGTCATTTACTTGGTAAGGATAACTTCCAATACCAACGTAAGTAACCTCACGTGGATCATTTGAACTGTTGTGAAGTAGTTTTTCTACTATGGTGTTCATTGCGCGTTGGTATTAAAAAATATCCAAAATATATAATCCGTTTTTAAACAAAAAACATTAACATTTATTGGCACTCTTGTTCTACGAGAACTTTCAGGGTTTAGGCTTAGGCTTTCCAAATGCCGCGTTCGTCCATGCAGAACCGCTGTTGGATTTCGATGCCACACGCCAGTCTCCAAAGGCTTTGTTTCCGCCGCCCAAGGTTTGTGCGTCTGTTGGCACAGAATCGCTATTACGCCAAGAAGAGAACTTATCCGCAACTTTGTTGTCGTGAATCTTCCACTCCTCTTCCTTTGCCTTTTTCTTCTCAGCGGC